GTCAAAAAGAACCAGACAAAGGTATTCTTGGCTTTATTAACATTCCATGCGAACTAATCGATCCAGTATATGAAAATGTACAGAATCTTTTGATTAAAGGGTTTTTGCTCCGCAAACCTTTTGCTGGAAATTCAAAGACAGAGGCTAGCAAGAGACAATCTACTACTGGTAAATTTGAATTAATTCCAATGGAAAAGAACCAGATTATGTATATTAATTCTGGTATTTGGAATCAATCAAAGACTATTCGTGTACCATTCATTGAAAATGCTAGAAGAGCCTATCGTCAATTATCTTTGATTGAAGATTCTATTATCATTTATCGTTTAGTTAGAGCTCCTGAGAGATTGGTGTTTAATGTTGATGTTGGTGATATGCCTAAGCCAAAAGCTGAGGCTTACTTAAAGAAGTTGATGAATAACTTCTGGAGCAAAAAGAGCTATGATGCTTACAACGGCTCACCAGTTTTGACTTATAATCCACAATCAATGATGGATGCTTTCTGGTTTGCTAAGAGACAAGGTGGTGAAGGTACAACTGTTACAACATTAGCTGCAGGTCAGAATCTAGGCCAGTTAGATGACTTAAACTATTTTATTAAGAAGCTTTATAAGGCTCTTAAGGTACCTGTAACAAGACTTAACCCAGAAGATACTACTAATGATTCTGCAACTATCTTAAGAGAAGAGCTAAAGTTTGCTAACTTTATTATTAGATTGCAAAGAACATTTGCTGCTGGTTTACGTCCAGCCTTTATTACTCAGCTCAAGCTAAAAGGTTTGCTTGAAACCTATGATATTGCAGAGAGTGATGTTCAGCTTGAATTTGTACCACCAACAAATTATTACGAACTAAGACAGAACCAGATTCTTGAATTAAAATTTGCTAACTTCGGTCAAGTATCTTCTAATGAAATGTTCTCTACTTCTTTTGCCATGAAGAAGTACTTGGGTTGGTCTGATGTTGATATCAAGGCTAACAGAGAATGGTTAAAGAAAGATGCTGGATTGAAATGGGAGCTCGCTCAAATTGTTAACACAGGCCCTGATTGGGAACAAAAACAAGCCGAGCCTACCTCCGCTGAAGGTCAGATTGCTGGCTTTGGTGGTGGGGGTGGTGGTATGGGTGGTGGAGGAGCTCCTCCAGCCTTTACTCCTTTACCTGGCGCTGAGGGTGGAGAGGCTCCTGCTCCAGGTACTGCACCAGAAGGTGGAGCAGCTCCAACACCAGCTCCAGGCGCTGAAGCTTCTGCACTACCAACCTAATAATATATGTCAATACCTTGTAACCCAGTAGCATATTATCAAAATACCAATTTAGATACTAAGATTAATTCTTACAGTAGATTGGCTCAAAGAATTGGCTTTCAGCTCGGTGCTCCAGTACTAAAGCTTGAAGTTACTCAAGATATTGTATATGAGAACATTTCCATGGCTTGTGAATTGTTTACAAAGTATGCAGGCTATACTGAAGAGTTTCTTATTTTTGATAGCGCTTTATACGATCACTATGCTGGTGTAAAGCTTGATACATTGTTTACTATTACACCTTTGATGAGTGCTCTCTCAGCAAACTTTGACTATGATCTAGATAATTATAGAAAAGTCGTTGATGTATTCTCTTTGGATCAAGGTACTACAACTGGTACTAATACATTGTTTACTATTGAACAAACATTGGCTCAGCAAACCTACTTTAACTATGCTCTTGGTAACTACGGTTTTGATTTGGTAAGCTGGCACATTACTCAGATGTATATGAGCACAAGAGCGAAGACTCTTACTCAGTATTATTACTTCTATTTTGATCCAAGAACACAGTACCTAAAGATTTTACCGGACCCATCCGTACAAACAGTTTCTAGTCGTTGGTTTGGTTTAATTGGTTGTTATGTAGAACGTCAAATAAAATATATTGTCATGGAGCCTTGGGTACAGCAATACTCATTAGCACTTACAAAGATAGCAATTGGCCAAATAAGAGGTAAGTATGCCGGACAAAGTTTATTCGGAGGTGGTACTGTAAACTATAATGACATGTTGAGTCAAGGTTTAGCTGAGAAAGAAAAACTAGAAACTCAATTGTTTACAAAGTCTACAGCAGGTTTCGGAGATGCCGAACCTCCATTATTCTTTGTTGGATAATGTTTAAAGTTGGCCAATATAAAAAAGGAATTTATAAACCTGTAAACAGATCAAAATATCTTGGAACACAAGACCCTGTTTACAGGAGTAGCTATGAATTGTTTTTCTTTCGTTGGTGTGATAATAACCCTAAAGTTCTTGAATGGACTTCAGAAGCTGTAGTTATTCCATACAAATCACCGCTTGATAATAAATTTCACAAGTACTATGTAGACAATAGTATAGTTTACAAGATTAATGAAAATACTGTAAAGAAGTTTCTCGTTGAGATAAAGCCATCCAAGCAAACAGAGCCACCCAAACAGCACGGTAATAAAAAACAAAGTACTTATGTTACTGAGGCTACAACATATGCTAAGAATATGGCTAAGTGGGAAGCTGCTAAAAAATGGTGTGAGGGCAAAGATTTTGACTTCCTAATTTTGACAGAAAAACAGCTCTTTCCAAAAAAATCTTAAAAAATACTAACGTTTACTATAAATAATTTTATAATTATATGCCACACAGACTATTAGTTGAAACTCCTGATTTCGGCAGCTTTACTTATATTAAAGAGGAAAAGAATCTGCGCGACGGGAAAGGGCCAAGATTATACATCGAAGGGCCTTTCATGATGGCAAACGAGGTCAATAAAAATAGACGTCTATATGATTTAATGGAAATGGTCTCTGAAGTAAAGAGATATTCCGATGAGATGATTAAGTCAGGTAGAGCATTAGGAGAACTAAACCACCCAACCACTGTTGATATTGATCTAGCAAGAGCCTGTCACAGTGTCCAAAATTTAAGACAAGAAGGTAATTACTTTGTAGGAAAGTCCCTCGTTCTAAGTACTCCAATGGGTAAGATTGTACAAAATCTTATTGATGATGGAGTTACTCCTGGCGTCTCAACAAGATGTTTAGGTCAATTAGAACCAGACTCTATTAAAGAAGATGTAAATAGAGTAAAGAACATGAAGCTTGTTGCTATTGACGTAGTTGCAGATCCTTCATGTCCCAAAGCATTTGTTAACGGTATTCTAGAGTCTAAACAATGGATTTTAAGTGATACTGGTGATCTAGAAGAGGCTTATAATAAGTTTGAAAAGTCTATTGGTAACTTGCCTCGCAAAGATGTGGATAAATATTTGAGAGAGCAAGTATTAATTTTTATCAATAAGCTTAAATAATTATATGGAAACTCAACTTATTAAGTCATTTATTAAGCATGTTGGGGTAAAAAATTACTCTGAGGCTAATAAATATTTACAACAAGTCTTAGATAATAAGATTAAAAGCCGTATTAAAACTGCTTTGAACAAACCACTTTTTTAACATATGTCAGCTCTAATTGAAAAATTAAAGGAAGTTACCAAGGATATTCTTAGTGAGGAATCACTAAATCAAATTTCTGAGGCATTCGAGCAGCAAGTAAACAAGGCTGCTGAAGATCGTGCAAAATTGCAACTCGAGAGTTTATTGGTACAAATCGACGAAGATCACTCTGCCAAGGTAGAGAAGCTCGTTGAGGCTATTGACCGTAATCACTCTGAGAAGCTTTTGAAGGTTGTTGAAGCAATCAACGAGAACCATGCTGGTAAACTCAAGACTGTTGTACGCAAGTACGAGAAGGCTCTCAATGAGGATGCTGCATCATTCAAGCAATCTCTTGTTGAATCAATTTCCAACTATCTCGAGTCATACCTCGATGAGAACTTGCCAAAGACAGCCATTGAAGAGGCTGTACAAAACAGACGCTCTGCTCAAGTTCTAAACGAACTACGCAGCATGCTTTCTATCGATCTAGTACTCGGTAAAGAATCAATTCGCGAAGCCGTATTGGATGGTAAGCAAAAGATTGATGAAAGCTCCAAGATCATTGAGGCTCTTAAGGCTGATAACAAGCAGCTCAATGAATCTTACAATAGAGCAGTCTCTAATTTAATTTTTGAACAGAAGACAGCTGGT